GACTCATGAGATTCCACAAGTTCGACATCCCTCGTCCCGAACAGATGCAGCAAGCCTTCGACTTCATGGACCTCGACAAAGATCAGCAGAATGAAGCAGTCATTGAGATCTACAAAGCGGCAGCTGCTGCCTCTGCCCACGACATCGTCGACACCGTCAAGCGCAACCCCGGCAAGTTCCTCACTGCCTTCCTCGCTGGCGCATTCACTTTCTAATTGGAGATCATCATGAAAGCATTCATCACAATCGCTCTTTCCTGCCTAGCCGTCTACGGCCTTGGCATCGCTTACGCCGCATCAACCCAATCCGTCGTTCAACCCAGCGACATCTCAGCCGACTACATCTGCATCAAAGACACGATGCCTGACGCTTACATCTGCCTACCCAAAGCAGAGAACCCTGTCCCTTGGTATCTCAACATGGAGCATGACTCATGATTCAGTTCACAATACTCATGGGGGTCTTATTGGCCTCTGTCTTTCTCGCCATAGTTCTTGCCAACATGGAGCATGACTCATGAACCATGCACCAACCGACGCTCTCTACGGGCAACAACAACTTCCGTTTTCTGACATCGAAATCGTCTGGAACAGCGACATTGCAATCAACGACCGCATGTATCGCCCTTACCACGCTCAAGAGCAAGACCCTTTCCAGAACTTCATGCGTTGGTACGAGGACTCTTGTACCAGCCAAGGTCTTGACCCCTTCCCAGAATGGAAAATGGAGTACTACGCATGAATATACAATCCGCTAAAGCCCTCGCTACTCGCCTTGCCAAGTCCGCATGGAACGACATCAAGGAGAACCCCGGCGAAGTCTTACTGGCTTGCATCACCATCGCAGCCTTTGACATCGCAGATTCTATGGACGCTATCGAGGATATGGATGGATTCCTCTTCATCGACGAGACACCGGAGGTATGAGCCTTCGGTCAAACACACAGTGGCGGGGGTATCTACCTCCGTCCACTTACCCTCGTTCACTATCATCACCATGATCACTGGGGGGTCCGGCGGGGGTGGAGCGTGCCAGTGAGTGTGCCAACCATGATTCATGCGCCATGTTCTCTGATACATGTTCCCTACCGCATCGTTTCTGGTACATGTTCCATGATTCGTGGCCCGTGTCCGGCTGTGACACCACTGTGACGGACTGTGACAGCTGTGACGCTAACTGTGACACTAACTGTGACAGTCCATTTTTTCTATAACTTACTGTTTTATATACCTTTTATCAATTTATACCCAAAACTGTGACAGCTGTGACACCTTTTTTGGTTTCAGTTACACATAAGACCTTTACTTTTTTTTATGTTGTTTTTTTGAAATGAAAATACGTTTTACTGTCACAGTCGTCACAGTTGAGGTTTTATGCGGCTCTCCGCTGTCACAGTGCTGTCACAGTGCTGTCACAGTTGCTGTCACAGTGTATATCCATACAGTACTTAATATTCTTTTTAGCTATTAAAACTCTCATGAACCATGCATCAGGAGACATGACCCATGCTGCATCAATTTCGACGTTTTAATCGTTTCGAACTCTACCGTTTCAAGTCAAAGCTCAGCTCATGGCGTTTCGACAACATTGAGCTTCCTTTACTGCGGTTAAGACTCCGACTTAGGCGTTACCGATACGTTTTCATTTGGGTAGCAATCATTGCTTTATTCATCAATCAGGAGATATGAGCCATGTACAAAGTTTATTTCGAGTACAACAACGACCTGCACGTAGCAGAACGTGAACACCTCAAGGATGTCAAATGGGATCTCATGGTCCATCGTGATCTCTACGGCAGACATGCTTGGGCAACACGCGTCCTCAACGACGAACTTGAAGAGGTCGTTACGTTCAGCCAGAACCAAACGGTTCCTCGTTCCTCAGAACCGACCGTAAAGGTTAAGCAAGCGACAGCGTTTACTACCGCTTAGTTTGTTGCTTTGTAATATTAGTAGTACTAATCTAACTTCAACGTAAGGAATACATCATGACTTCATATTCAGAATCATTCATCCCCGGTGCCATGAACAAGCTGTGTGCTGGCAAGACTAACAGCCACTTCACCAACCTCGCTAACTACATCGCTGGTTTCACTAACGACAGCACGCCCATCGACGTAGCTCTAGCAAAAGCTGTGTTCGAGTGCCAGTCTGCCGAGCAAGAAGCCCCTTTTCACACGTTCGCTGTCCTTGGTTTCTTTCAGACCATCATGGACCGCGTTATGTGGAATGCACGTAAGCTTCGCATCGCCATGGACCGAGCCGAACAGCAGCAACAAGAGTCCGGCGGCATCTACGGTGTTGATCTTGCACAGTCTGCAATCGACGACGTAGAGGTCAACGACGTTCCCTTCAACCGTATCAAAGACGCTGTACAGTCTGACTACGAGCTTCTGTTCACAACACAGACCCTCATCATGTCTGAGCTAGCCATCGACGGCGAGCAGTTCGGTATCGACTTGTTGTTCTTCAACCCATCTAACCTTGACGAGACATCAGGCCAGTGGGTACAGGACACTCCCGCCGATACCTACGACGATGCCATGCGTGTCATGCAAGAAATCGTCGACGACCTCAAAGCCGCAGACAACAAGACTCTGATGGCTGGCTACCTCAAGAACCGTGAAGCCGTGCTAGCTGCGCGTCTAGCGGCGTAACCCGTTGCTCCCCCCGATGCTAGGCAGACATGACCTGTTTAGCATCGGGTTTTTTATTTTCCCACACTGGATGGAGCGTGCCATGCCTAGCTACAAAGTTTACGTCCAAGAAACCAACGTAGTCGTTTACTACGTAGATGCCGACAGCCCCGAGGAAGCTGAAGAAAATTACTGGGATGACTTCGGCTACAAGCACCTTAGATGTGACGAGTCCGAAGTAATCGAAGTGGAGGAAACATGAGTGAAGAACCAGTAATCATGACCAAAAAGCAGCTGTGGATGAACCAAGTTGCCGCCTTTAACTTTGAGAAGGACGAAGACGCACTCTTAGAAGCAGCCTTGCAGAAAGGTTTCGTCCATCAAGTAGGCGACGACCAGTACCAAATCAACATGAACTATCCAGAGGAGAAAGTAGACCAATGAGTTTTAAAAATACTGCAAGCAAAACAACCCAAATTGATCCCAACGAATTCCCCTTCGAAGAACTCCGCGATAAAAACGGTGACTATTTCTTAACTGTAGGTGACGCCAAAACTGCAGGTTTCGACATCGATCAAATTTGGTCTGTTGTATGCGAAGACGGTAGCGACGACAAAGTACACAGCGTCTGGTGCTACGGGCCACCACGACACGTCGTAAATGTAGTGGGTTATACCTGCACTAAAGAACGTCATGACCATGACACCTACTTCGAGGAGATTATTTACAATGATGACTTCGACTAAAGATCGAATCCTTCAATCTCCCCTCTACAAAACAGGCAAGCTCTTTGCATCAGGAGTCATGGCAACACGTCTTCGAGTGTCAACCTATGACGTTTCTAAAGCTTGCCGAGAGCTCTGTAACGAAAAGCTACTCGTTATGCACATCGTCAAAGATTATGCGTGTTACTCAAAACCTGTATTCAATACTTGCTTAACAAAACCATGGGTCACGTACCATCCACCATGCCCCACGCCCGATGAGCTGACACCAAGCACCGCATTTATCTACGGGAGACCCACCCAATGACTGATCTTTACCACGAACCCTGGCAAAAGCTAACAACACTCGCTGTGTCGCATATCACGACATGCGTGCTTAACCACAATATAAAACCCGTTGACAAGTTTATTCAAGAGCTTTCCAACAGCACTCTTAACAAGCGTGAAGTTATGACGAAGTTTTTACTGACCTCTGCACTTGCAGAACCTACCGAGAGGCTTGAATCATGATATTAGCAGGACTAATTGCAGCAGCTGGCTTGCTGTTCCTACTGTTCAAATTTGGCATGCGCCGCATCATTAACTACGACATCTACATCGATGTCATCGTAACAACCCTGCTGATGTTCCTACTTGCAGGCACATTCAGCGGCATGATGGCAGCGCTCTTTGCTGGTCTGATTGTCAGCGTCATGCTCTTCCTCATGAAGCGCACCATGCGACATGAGTCATTCGGCATGATCAAGACTGACAAGTTTCCCTACCGCAAGTTCGGCTGGCGCGTGCATGAGCCGCAAGGCGTCGTGTCATGAGCAACGACATCAACAAAATGCTGACTCAACAAATTCTAGAAATTCAAGAGGCTTTCATGCTGCACATAGATATCGACAGGTCTATGCCCTGCTCCATTACCGATGACCCACGCAACGATTATTCACATTACTACGACGGCACCGGACCTTACGCACAGAGTGAGGAGCAAGACTGCTTCGACGCTTACCGCGAAGAACAAGATCGTGCCCAACCCCCTGAAATTGACCCTAACGAACCCAACAATTACGAGAGTAAAACTCATGGATATTAGTAACGAGCAAATAAAACAAAGAAGCAACGCAATATCTTTACGCGTTCTTTCCTTTCTAGCAGAGCTTGATGAGGAATTTAATAACGACCCTATCTCAGGAGCCCTCATCGCAGACGCTCTCGTCCGCTTAGGTAGCTCAATGTATTTCTACTGTAGCCACGACAAAAGCCAAGCAGCTATTGCAATTCTTACAGCAACAACTCGTGGCATCGAAGAAGCTGCAGAAGTCGAAGAACCTAAGAATGCTGAAGAAAATAATTCAACCGTCCCTACAACGCTGCAATAAATCAGATGGAGAAGCGATATGAGTGAGCTCGCATATCACATGTGTAATCAAGACCCTGATGTTGACTACAGCTGGGAAGAATATGACGCGCGCGGCATCTATTTATGCCGAGTCTGTACCAAGTGCGTCAAAGCTAAGCTCGCCAACTACCGCCCTGAAGTTTTGAACGACTCAAATTATTTAGCAGACGAGCCTATCGAGGAAGACATATGAAATGTGAATGGTGCTGCGAACACGTATCAGAAAAAGAAGCAGCTTATTGGCCCGAAGACGTACCTGAAGACATCCGTATCCCTGACAAAACTGACTTCATGACGTATCACAAATGGTGTTTTGAAGCAGTAATTGCTGATGAACGCCAGAACCAATTCATGAAGCATGCACCAGACAACATGGAGGTCGCATGATGCCCGACCCTATACCGGACGATACCGCCGACGAACCCTGTTCGTGGTGTAACGATGAAGGTGTCGTTGATGGCTATGGCGAAACTCACCCATGCTGTATATGCGGGAGTGAAGGATGATGAAAACGCTTCCCGATGCCATCAAATGGTGCAAAGACCACCTGACCCATCACTTACAACACATGGCTGTAGACCATGAACCACGCACCATGATTCAAGTAGACCCTGCCGAGCTCATACAGGTTCTTACAGTTTTAAATGAGCATCAACTATTCTCAAGAGGAGACACTAATGAGAACAATCCGACCCGCTGATCTTGCTAAGCAAGCAGCTAAAGCAGCCAAATCCGGGCAAGGCACTATGATCTGGGGTGCCCCTGGCATCGGTAAGTCCGAGATCGTTTATCAACTTGGCGACCAATTCAACGCCAAAGTGTTTGAAATCCGCGCAAACTTATTCGACCCAGTCGATGTTCGCGGTGGTCTTAAAGTTGTCGAACAACAAGACGGCACGTACCGCACAAAATACGGCGTGCCAGAAGACTACCCAGACGCAAACTACCCCGGAACAGTGCTGCTGTTTATTGACGATTTAACACACGCACCAAAAGCTACGCAAAACGCACTACTGCAGCTTTTGTTATGTAAACGCATAGGTACTTACGAGTTACCACCAAACACAATCATTATTGCAGCAGGCAACCGCAGTTTCGATCGTGCTGGTGCAGTAGAGATGACAACCGCAGTAAAAAGCAGGTTCCGTCACTATGTAATGGACCCACACATTGATGACTTCTGCGCGCATGCACACAAAATCAGTATGGACCCATCCATTCCGGCGTTCTTGCGCTACCGACCTAACCTATTGCATGACATTGATACACAAGATTATGCATTTCCAACACCGCGTACTTGGTCATTCGTCAATGAGGCTTTGCCATTTATTGATGACGATGGTTTTTATGACATTGCATCATGTGTAGGGGACGGCGCTGCAGGAGAGTACTTGTCTTTCCGCAAGATCTACCATGACCTGCCCGACATCGATCAGATCCTTCGAAGCCCCGGCAGTGTCCGTGTGCCTGACTCACCCAGTACGTTATACGCAGTAGCAGGTGCTCTTTCAGCCCGTGCAAATCAGCAAGATATCAAATCCATCATGACTTACCTACGTCGCCTGCCTACGGAATATCAGGTTGTAGCAGTCAAAGATATTTTAGGCAAAGACCAAACTCTTGCTACCGAACAAGCTGTTCAGCAATACATTACCGATAACGCTTCAGTCATCTTTTAAGGAGATAATCATGGCTTCAGTACGACTCAGTCACGACCTGCGAAATAGAATTCAACGTGCTGCAAGAGCAGCTTATAACAAAGCAACAGTCGAACCCAATATGGACACTGCTACCATAGAACTCATCTGGCGCGGCATTGTTGAGCACCCTACGCATATTGCTCTTACTAATTTTGTAGCTGAACACGCTGGTTCTATAGAGGATCTTTACGAAAGAACAATCGGTCAAAGAAGTACAGATAAGCTCTGCATTTTTGACAATATAAAAGGTCGCACAGACATAAAGTTACCAACGGTTCGAAAGTCATGGATTACCCGAGGCTACAATGAGCATGCTATTTTTCTACGACACCTGCATCTCACTGAAGAAGAGAAGCTTAACATTTCCGACAAACTAACAAAGCTTAATAACGATCGCGAAACTGCAGATGAAAATCAAAAAAACTACAACAAGCAGATTTCAAATTTACTTGAAAGTTGTAACACCCTGAAACAGCTCCTTGATACACAACCCTCCATGAAAGAATTTGTACCCGAAGACTTACTCCATCAAATGCACAGAAAAGTTACTCGTGAATCTCAAGCACGAGAACGACGAGAAATTGCTAAAGTCGACGGCGATCTCATCAACCGAGTTGTACTCACTTCTAAACTGGTAGCCTAACCATGGATCATGAATCATCAACCATGCGACGTGTCACATCGGCACGCTCGCAGCTTATTTTAAATGAGCCTTTCTTTGGCGTGCTCAGCCTCAAACTCAAGGTACGTGAGCGCGATGACATCGATACGGCTTGCACAGATGGCACTCACTTAGATTTCAACGCTAAGTTTGTGGACAAGCTTACAGACATGGAGTTGCAGGGCCTCATTGCACACGAAGTTATGCATTGCGTCAGTCACCACATGACACGACGACAAGAACGTAAACCAATGCAGTGGAACATCGCAGCTGATCACGCAATCAACCTGTTTCTGCTTGACACTGGATTTATACTTCCTGAAGGCGGCGTGCACGATGAGCAATATCGTGACATGTCAGCCGAAGCAATTTATGAACAGATTGACGAGGACTCAGAACCTTGCAAGTGGGGCTTGGTCAATGACGCAAGTGAAGCTGCTATCGATGCAGACTCTGGTTCAGGACTTGAAGTATCGTGGGATCTGGCCGTGCAACAAGCAACAGAAGTCGCCAAAGCAGCAGGCAAGTTACCTGGAGGTATCGAGCGTCTTGTCGATCACCTAGAAAAAGCTCAGATTGATTTCAGACAGCACCTCTGGCCTTTCTTTACTGGTAACAGCAAAGATGATTTTACATGGCGTCGACCCCATCGCGCTTACATCAGTGAAGATGAGTACTTTCCATCTATGCACAGCGAAGCACCGGGAACCTATGTTGTTGGTATGGACACATCAGGCTCAACGCACCATCAAATTTACAAATTCTTAGCAGAAATTTGTGCTATCCATGACGATCTTAGACCAGAGCGCATGGTGTTTATACAATGTGACACACAAGTTGACGAGACCCGAATCGTAGACGTAGACAAAGATCAAGAACTGACTACTAAAATCTTAAATGTGGGCGGTGGCGGCGGCACGCTGTTTCAACCTGTATTCGATTGGGTACAGGAACACGATGTCGATCCCGAAGGCATGGTGTTCTTCACTGACTTATGTCCATGTGACGACTACCCAGCCGAACCAGCCTATCCAGTGCTATGGGTTTCAACCGATCCTGATCAAGTAGCGCCATGGGGACAGACCACTTATTTATTGCAATAGAAAATTAGTAAGGCTAATATCTTCTGTCGCACCGAGGGACTTTAGATGAACCAAGCCGTAAGCAAGAAGCTTCTTGAAACAAACATCACTTTTCAGGACTCGTTACGCACCGCAATAGAAATTAACAAACGACACATATCAATCAGTGATTGGACACAAATTGCTAGCCACAGCGACAGCTCTAAGTGGATTGAAGTTCCAAAAGAAAACCATGAATACCTAGATACGCTAGTAAGAAACGGAGCGACGTTTGCCTACGCTTCTCTATTACAAGCTTGTGATCGCAACAAGATTTCATGGATACGCTTTTGTGATGAGTGTCCATTAATAAAAGGCTTGCCGGTGTTTCACGATGACTGGCCCTAAGCTGACTCCAGTAAAACAAAACGTCCTCGACCGTAAACGAATCAAAACAGAAACCGCCGAGTTTCTTGCTAAAGGCGGCAAGATTACTTACTTATCATTAACTGCAAGTGCATGGGATGAAAAGAACGTAGTTTTCATGCCCAATAAGCAAAGAGGAATTAAAAGTGAGCAAGACGCTCCTGACACTTGATTTTGAGACTTACTACGACACGCAAGTTTCACTACAAAAGATTTCTACGATGGAATACATCAGACACCCTATGTTTAAAGTATGGGGTGTCGGCTTGCAAATTGACGACCAAAAACCCTATTGGGTATCTGAACACGAAGTAAAAGATGCATTAATGGAGTTCGATTGGTCCGAGATTGCACTATTAGCCCAAAACACCCCCTTCGATGGTTTCATACTTACCCACTACTTCAATATCAAGCCTAGCTACTATTACGATACAGCCGCAATGGCGAGAGGCTTTTGGCCTGGCCTGTCTTCGTCTCTTAGAAACATAAGCGAGCGCTGCTTTCCTGACGACCCAAGCATGCGTAAAGGAGACGAACTCGTTAATGCTAAAGGTATTTATGACTTGCCTCCAAACATCGAAGACGAGATTGCGGGGTATTGCATACAAGATTGTGCATTAACATACGCTATTTTTCAGCAGCTTAAAGGTCACTTTCCTGCTAGTGAGCTAGATCTAATTGATCTCACAACACGCATGTTTTGCGAACCAGTCTTGCAGATCGATAGAGAAAGATTAACCATGTATCATGAATCAGAGGTCAACGCAGGTCTTAATGCAATTACAAACAGTGGCTATAGCCGAGAAGTACTAGCTTCAAACCAAAAGTTTTCCACAGCTTTGTTAGAAGACTTAGATATAACAGTACCCACCAAAGTAAGTCCGACAACAGGCAAATCAATTCCTGCCCTTGGTAAAAACGATGCTGGCTGGAAGCAGATGCGAGAGATGTATCCAGAGCATGAGCCCATTTGGGCAGGACGAGTCGCAGTAAAGTCACGCATCAACGAGACTCGTGCCTCAAGGTTTCTAGCAGCAGCAGACCCCACTGTAAACACTCTCCCCGCACCTCTTCGATACTATGCAGCACATACAGGAAGGTTCGGAGGCACAGACAAGCTCAATCTACAAAACCTTCCTCGCGGAAGCGAACTAAGAAAGTCACTTATTGCACCGGAAGGACACCTTGTTTTTGTAGCAGATTTAAGCAACATTGAGGCACGGATGCTTGCATGGCTTGCAGGACAAGACGATCTCTTAAAGCAATTTTCTGATGGTGAAGACATCTATTCAAACTTTGCTGGCACTGTTTACAACAAACCCATTAATAAAACTGACAACCCTACTGAACGCTTTGTAGGTAAAACAGCCATTTTAGGTCTTGGATACGGCATGGGAGCCCCAAAATTCCAGGCAACTCTTGCTTCAGGAGCTGGAGGTCCCACATTAGACTTGTCAGAAGCCCAAGCAGCCAGCGTCGTTAACAAATACAGACTCACATACAACAGAATTCCTATCTTGTGGAAACGCTTAGAAAACTTTCTAGTAATGGCATTAAAACAGAACACTGATTTACCGTATTCAGTATTGTCGTTTTCGCCGGGCGCAATTCGCCTACCAAACGGCATGTTTTTAAAATACAAAGACCTTAAAATAGCTGACAACCAGCTCCAATATGTGGGCAAACGCGGTTTTGAGAAGACATACGGCGGTCGCATCACAGAAAACGTCGTCCAAGCGCTCTCTCGAATAGTAATTACCGACGCTATGTTGCGGTTGCAGCACTCTATACCAGGAGGAACTGTTGCGTTAACCGTCCACGATGAAGTGGTAATGGTTGCCCCAAACGAGAACCCTGATGTTACAATGAAAAAGATTATCGATCAGCTGTGCATTGCGCCGAGCTGGGCACCTAATTTACCGTTAGCTGCCGAAGGGGGTTTTGCACATAACTACAGTAAATAATATGTCTAGACTCGTTGTAACAAGGAAAGTCAACGATGTCATCACCTTATCAAAAGGCGGTGAGCATATTGCTACGATTATTGTGGGCAAAATTGATAGAAACCAAGTAAGACTTGTCTTTGAAGCAGATCCTTCGGTCCAGATAAAGCGCGATTCTTCGCCAAAAAAATCTGCCAAATGATATTAGCTGCGCTAATGGAGCGATTATGAGAATTACCTTTCTGGGCGCTTCAAATGGCCTCAGCCTGAGTAAACATCACATATCACACAATACATTCCAACCTTACCCACAAGTAAAAAAAGTAACTTCTTTTGAACACGACATCACAGATATAGAAGAGCTTTACGAAGCAATCAGCAGCCACGCTGCAAAAGGTCACTGCTTACTAAAAGGTAATTTACAAAGGCCCCTTGTAGAAGAAAGCAGAGCAGGAGTAACAAACCGTAGCGCACCAAGTCAATTACTTGTCTTAGACTTTGATGGCATACGCTTAAATGAAAATAAGTTTAGTCCTTACTGGAACATCAATACCGAGAAGCTAAAGAATATAGCTGAAGAACTCGTAAAGTGTTTACCCAGTGAGCTACAGAACATCAGCTATATTGCACAAGCCTCTTCAAGTATTGGCTTTAAAAGCGATGCTATTAGCATGCACATCTTTATGCTGCTTGACATACCTATTGCTGTCAAAACCATCAAACTATGGATGCAGCATGTTAATTACAACAACAATGCTTTCAAAGAGCAGTTAGAGCTATCTGTAAACGGCCAATCATTAAAGTATCCTTTAGATGTATCTGTCGCAGATAACTCAAAGCTGATCTTTATTGCACCCCCTACTTTTCAAGACTCACGAAATGATCCGTTTATGTCCTCTGATGACCGCATCATCTATGTTGCTAAACAAACGCAGCAATTGGCGCTTGCTAGTCTTGTTGCAAACTTGAGTCCACAAGCCATATACGAACAAAGCCAAAAAATTAAGAATCAATTACGAGAGAAAAATGGTTTAAGCAAAGCTGCAGAAAAAATAAAAATCATGCAAGTCGACAACCAGTCCCAGGAGGTGTTGCTTAACCCCGACAAGATGGCTATTACAGTTGCAGATACTACTAACAAGCCTTACATACGCTGCAACATCAACAGCGGCGACTCCAATGCGTATTGGTTCAACCTTGAAAACCCAGTGTATATGTACAATTTTAAGGGCGAACCTATCTTTCTTTTAGAAAAAGCAGACAGTGATTTCTATCAATCTATCTTTGAGATTTTTGAATCTGAAATGCAAAAAGAAGGTGCTCCAGAGCAACCCGTTGTGTTTCGAGACTTCAACACCGACGTTTATTGGAACGGCATCTACAACCCCACCTCAAACGACTTTTTAGAATTAAAACCTACATCACGAAACTCTATTGAAGACTTCATGCGAACACATGGAAGGCCCGCACCAGATTTTATACCTGATGCAATGATGTCTTTTGACCCTCAAAACTCTGGACCTTCTGTTGACCTAAGCACTCTCCCTTATCGCATCAACACCTTCAAGCGCACTATGTTCATGAAAAATGCTATTGAGCCTCAAGAACCAATAGAGCTCGGTTACGCTACAAAACTCACGGAAAAATGCCCTACCATCTATAAATTAATAAAGCACATACTTGGCGATGGGCAACAAGAAGTTGAACGCTTTATTAACTGGCTTGCTTACATCTACCAAACCAAAGAAAAAGCAAAAACTGCATGGGTACTAAGCGGCGTACCGGGGACTGGAAAAGGTGTGTTTGCGTATCAAGTCTTACGTCCTCTACTTGGAGAAGAACAAGCTCCTGTAAAAACACTTGAAAACCTTGAGGAGCAATTTAACTCCTATTTGCAGCAGGCGCTTGTGTGTGTCGTAGACGAGTTTCATATGGCAAGCAGTGCAGCTATGCAAAAAGTAGCTAACAAACTAAAGAACCAAATTACAGAACCTTCAGTCACAATCCGAAAAATGCGTTCAAATCAAATAGAAGTATCTAACTTTACGAGCTTTATATTTCTAACTAACCACGTTGATGCAGTACGCATCGAACCAGGTGATCGACGCTACAACATTGCACCCCGACAAGAAACCAAGCTACTAGAAAAACACCCAGACATTGTTGACCAGTTCAAACTTATACCAAAAGAGCTTTTACATTTTGCTGGTGCTCTAAGTACTTTCAAGTACAACGAGTCATTAGTGCGTATGCCTGTAGATAACGAAGCCAAGCAAATGATGAAAACAGCTTCTTTAAGCGTATTCGAAGAGTTTTGCGACGCAATTCGTGGCGGAGATGTTCTGTTCTTTACTGATATCCTCGATATCAAAGTAACAAACGTCATGATGTCAGGCGATATCGACGCTGCTCAACGACTAGTAAAGGCTTGGCTCTCAGATGCCGAGAAAAAATACTACAGCGTCATACCAGCAGAAAATTTCAGACTCGTCTACAACGTATACACAGAAGCAACACCTCGAATATCTCTAAATGAGTTTCGTAAGCGTTTACAAAGAAACAACATTGAAATCACTAGAAAACGCCCAGCACAAGCAGCCGGAAACGCAAATGCGACTGTTTTAAGAGGCGTTGTTTGCGACTGGGATGTTGACGAGTATCAACTGAAGCACGTTATAAACCAGTATTTCAATAAGGAAGATCAAATGCTCTTGCGTGTTTCATAAAATTAGCTACACTAATAAGCCGTGAAGACAATGGATTGACAATGACTGTTACATTGACGCAGGAAGAACGTCCCGACAACTTTAAATTAATGGAGCCCCCCGCAGAATTAGGCCCATTAAAAGCTTGGTCTTACTCAGCACTTAAAGTTTTCGAAGAGTGTCCCTACCGCTCGTATATAGCTCGTGTCAAAAAAGTTAAAGAACCTTCAAGCCCTGCTGCTGACCGAGGCTCTCAGATTCACCAAGAAGCCGAAGACTATGTCAACGGTAAGCTTGGTGAGTTTCCATCTACCCTAAAAAAATTCAAAGACGAATTCGAAGAACTCCGTGATCTGTTCGAAAAAGCAAAAGTAGAGCTAGAAGGCGAGTGGGCTTTTACTAAAGAGTGGGAGCCTTGCGGTTGGATGGAAGGACGAACTTGGGCACGAATAAAACTGGATGCACTAGTACATGAGTCAGAAACCTCAGTTCGTGTCATTGACTACAAAACAGGTAAAAAGTTCGGCAATGAAATTGCTCACTCGCAGCAAGCCTTGTTGTACGCCATTGCAACCTTTCTTCGTTACCCAGATGTCGAGTTTGCTCAGACTGAGCTTTGGTATCTAGACAAAGCAGAGACGACAAAAAAGTCTTTCACTAGAGAAGAAGCAATGCATTTTTTCCCTGGCTTCACTGCTCGCGCTATTCGAATGACCACAGAAACACAGTTTGACCCAACACCATCAAAAAATGCGTGTCGATGGTGTTCATTTAAGACAGGAGATGACCCCCAGTGTCAATGGGGTGTTAGCTAACAACAAAGTTTGATCGGTCCCACTTGACCTCGCAATAGCGGGGTCTTTTTTTATCTGAGGTTCATATGAAACTACTACAAATAGTTCGATACGCATGTACTGCTCTCGCCATTTTTATAGTCTTTTATTTTAGCTATGTAATAACAATAGGCTTAGGCATGTTCATACTTCCTTTGTTTTTCTTCATGGCAGCTTCCGCCGTACTAGTCGCACTACTCACTCAAGACAAGCAGGAATAACAATGATTTGGTTATCGAGGTTATTAACGCTTCTAGAAATAATATTTGTGCTTCGAACTATCCGACAACAAATGAAGGAGGAAGAATGCTCGACAGCAAAGGAAGAATCAATGGATGTTTCTACGTTAGAGACAACGGAGAAGTCATCGAATACGCATTAGCGACAGATCCACCTGAAGCCGTGTTTTGGTCTACTTACAAACTCAAACCTACACACGTAAAAGTAAAAGCCAAACTTGACAGAAAAAGTAAATACGCAATCGCAAAGGAGATATGCGATGACAGCAACGGCCTCAACGAACCCAAGCCCGCTACAGCGAACAAGATACGTCAAAAGCGTAAAACCCCCAGCACCAAACATGTTAAAACCCGGAAAAAATAATAAAAAGCTGGGCAACAAAATAACCAAAGGCAAATGGAAAGGTTACCCTATGTACTCGCTGACTCTAGAAGAGCGAGCCACTTGCCCCGCCCACTGTGAGCAATGGGATAACTGCTACGGTAACAACATGCCGTTTGCGCTGCGCTACGATCACACGCATACAGACTTTTATCAAATGCTAGAACAACAAATAGCAGCTTTAGCCATGAAGCATGCATCAGGATTTGTCATCAGGCTTCATGTACTTGGAGATTTTTACAGTGCCGAGTACGTCGGTTGGTGGCGAAGCATGCTTAAAAAATACCGTGCCTTAAACATCTACGGTTACACACATCACAGTTCATTTAGTGCCATTGGATATTCCATCGTTAGACTTAACCGAATTTATGAGGAGAGATGCCGTGTTCGCTTTTCGGATGATACTGCTACTTACTTTAGTACTAGAGTATTCAAAGGAAGTCCCGACGAGTGGCATCACTGCAGAACAGTAACCCCCTGCCCTGAGCAACTCAACCAGGTTAAATCTTGTGCGGAATGCACTTTGTGCTGGGAATCAAAGGACAAAATAATTGCATTCTATGAGCATTAGTATTAGTGTAGCTAATATGCTACTGCGTCAGGAGGACAAATGCGGATCAAAGTCGAAATTCATCTCGACGACTACGAATGGGATGGTCGCACTCTCCTACTAAAACTTGTCCCCAGTGACTATGAATCTGAAGAACCTTCTGACCCTGAAGAAATAATCTATGAAGAGCCTATTGCCTCACTAAAAGTGATCGGAAAATTACAATCATGAGAAACCAAAAATGCATAAACCTTTTGAACATCAAAAAAATACTACTGACTTCATCCTCAATAACCCCAGAGTTCTCATCACAAGTGATCCCGGCACAGGCAAAACACGTTCTGTACTGGACGCATACGCCCAGCGGAAAGCTGCTAAGCTACTTGTACTCGCCCCTCTCAGCATCCTCGGAGCCAGTTGGGGAGATGATTGTGGCAAGTTCCAACCCAACCTAAAGTACGCAATCGCGTATGCAAAAAACCGTGAAGCTGCTTTCAAAGCTGATGTAGACATTGTCATTACTAATCATGACGCTGTTAAATGGCTTGCTAAAAAGACGAACATACACTTACTCGACACTTTCAATACTGTTTGTATTGACGAATTTACTGCATTCAAAAATCCAAACAGCCAGCGCAGCAAAGCCATGGCACGTATTGCCGAGCATTTTGATTACCGCATAGCCATGTCTGGCACGCCTAACAGCAACACCATATTAGATATATGGCACCCTACATTGCTTGTCGACGACGGTGAGCGACTCGGTAAACGCTTTTCTGGGTTCCGTGGCGCAGTATGCACACCGCAGTTCAATGGCTTTGCTAACGTCTGGACAGACAAGCCGGAAGCCCAGGAAATAGTTGCTGCTGCTATCAAAGACATTAACGTCCGATACATGCTTGAAAGTTGTATCGACATGCCAGAACAATCAGTCAACACAGTGTATGTAGACTTACCACCAAAAATTCTGCAGCAATACAATACGCTCGCAGAAGAATCCGTTTTGTACACGGGCAAAGGCACAATCAATGCTATTCATGCTGGCGCTAAAGTAAAGAAACTACTACAGCTGTGTACAGGCGCTGTGTACGACGACCATGGGAAGTCGCTCATGGTCCATGACGCACGCTACCAGCTTGTTATGGATCTCATACAAGCAAGACAACATAGTCTAGTTGCATTCAACTGGCGTCACGAACGTGAAAAGCTGACTGAACTTTCTGAAAAAGCTGGCATCCGTTACGACTTTATTGACGGTAGTACTCCAGCCAAAAATCGCAAAGACATCGTAGATCGTATGCAAGCGGGGCAGTTGCAAGTTGTATTCGCACACCCTCAGTCTGCCGGGCATGGCCTAACACTAACGCGCGCAACCTCCGTTATCTGGGCTTCCCCTACCTACAACGCTGAGCATTACCAGCAATTCAACCGTCGTATTTACCGTGCCGGGCAAACTAAAAAGACCCAAGTAATACAGATTGCAGCACGCAATACGTGGGAACCCGATGTTTACGAAAAGCTTCAAGACAAACTTGGAAGAATGGAAGACCTACTTACAGTACTCAATAAACTCAACACACTAAGGGAATCAGCATGATATTAGGTGAACTTATCGACGCTCGCGTCAAAAACAAACAGCAAATTGACGAGCTCAACTCGCGGCTCAAGGAACTCAATAAAGAAAAACAAGACCTTGATTGGCAATGCATCCGAAACTTAGATGATCAAGGATCTACAAAGGGCGGTAACAATGCAGCTAACATAGCGATCAACGAGGATGTTGTGCCTGAAGTGCATGACTGGGACCTCTTCTTCGCATGGCTCCAAGAAACTAGCACCTTTGAAACAATTCAACGCCGGTTGTCTAGCACTGCATGCAAAGAACTGTGGGCTATGGGCATTGAAATCCCTGGAGTAAAACCGCGAGAACTTCGCAAACTATCAATCCGTTTAAAATAACTTAGGAATATTAGCATGACTAATCTAGCAATTAAGCTCGACACCGCAATGCCTGCTCACATCGCTGCCTCACTCGAAGGTGTGGGTCGTGGCAACGAAAACGTAGGCTCTAACGTAGTTATACCGCGTATCAAGCTACTACAAAAAATGTCAAACGAAGTTGACAAGCACCACAAAGAGTACATCAAAGGCGCGGAAGTTGGTGACTTCATCAACACACTAACAAAGCAAACCGCAACAGACATCTACTGTCTGTCTCTATCTTTCACCGTGCAGTGGGCTGTATGGCGTGACATAGACCTTGGCGGTGGCTTTGGTGGTAGCTTCAGTACCGAAGAAGAAGCTGTACAGTGCAAAGACGGCCAAGAGAACCCACAAGAATGGGCCATTAAGGAAAACCATGCACACCTTATACTAGTCAAAAACCCAGAAACAGGAGATCTAGAAACCGCTCCCGTTATGTTTGACTTCACTGGTTCAAAGCTCGCTACTTCCCGTGCATGGAATAGCAAGATCGCTATGCAAGGCGGAGATAGATTTGCTTCTTTATGGCGAATCTCATCAAAATCCGTCGAAAGCAAAAGCGGTTTCAGCTACATGAACCTTGATCTTGACTGTGTGGGCTGGGCTCAAAAAGAGGACTTCGAAATCGCAGAAGCACTCTACGAGAAGTATGCAAAAACTTCGTTTGCATAAACTTAGAGTTGCCGAAAGCGGTAATAAATGAACGAGCACGGCTTCATAAAAGCCGTGCATCGGCACCTTCCAGCTGAACTGTATCGATGGAAAATCCATGATACATATACCGGCGGCGTTCCTGACGCTTTCTATTGTGGACCCGCCGGTTCCCTATGGATTGAGTATAAATACATACAACTTCCTAAGCGGAAAAGCACGATTGTCACCTTTGGCACGTCAGAACTACAACGAATATGGTTGACAAAAATGCAAAACAACGGACAATTAACCGGACTAATAGTTGGCTGGGAACGACAGGCCATAGTAATCGACCCTAGCTTACTCCTTAGCCCTATCAACAGCGGCGACTTAATAAAGCGAGGTATGCCTTTTAAACACGTTGCCAAGCATATAGAAACAACATGTATGTCAGGAGGATGTATACATGAACACGTTGCCGAAAGCGGTAATAAACTTGCGTAGAATTTGGGAAAACAAAAAACACCATTTAGAAATAACTCAAGCCCAAGCCGCAGAAAAATTAGGATGGACGCAGGGAGCGTTCAGCCAATACCTTAACAACATAACTGATTTACACCCTGATGCTGTGGCAAAGCTAGCAAATTTTCTTGAAGTTGACCCCCTTGAAATTGACCCCGCTTATAGCCCTGTAGAGGCTAAGCGCATTCGCGTGCCAGTGCTGCATATTCATCCTAAAACCCCCGCTAATCATAAAGAAATAGCGTACAGACGGCGCGTCATAACGACTGTAGCTGAAGAGAACCACAAGGCAATCTGCGCTATACGACTAGAAAAAGACTTACGACCAATAGGTTTTGCAGGTCAAATGACGCTGTGTTCAGACATGTTTAAACTAAAAAACCCCCGCCTAACGCCAGGTCGTATAATAGAATTCTACGTGATCAAACGTAAAAACAGCGACCCGCTTGAAGTAGTAAAAATTAATGAATGCCCGCCTGACAAAGAGCTAGAAGCCAAGCTGCTGCCACTACTCACTTACGTCATTAATTAATTTTTTACAATGTTGTAAAAAATCTTGCACTAAGCGTTTCTATGTATCATTATTAGCTGGTCTAATGACTACATGAGGTAGCAAATGATACAAAACCCTTGCACTAGGCGTTTCTATGTATCATTATTAGCTGTTCTAATGACTACATGAGGTAGCAATAGCAGTGTCAGATGCAGTTGAAAACCCCCCTCATTACAATACTGGAAGCGTCGAATGCATTACTGCAATCGAAGCATCCATGTCCCCCATCGAATTTCAAGGGTATTGCAAAGGCAACTGCCTAAAATACCTTTGGAGATTTCGTTACAAAGGCAAACCCTTAGAAGATCTGAAAAAAGCCCAGTGGTACTTAAACCAATTAACAACCTCTATGAAGGAGCACGAGCAAAATGAAACATCTACACAGACATAGGTGCTGGACAAACACCTGGAATTTAGACCGAGGGGAGGTCCTGCGATTTTGGTCTCGCCTCAACCTTGAATGTAGAAGCATACATTGGACTGCAAAAAGCTGCCTTCCGTGTCTCATCGTAAAAGGTCAATTCTCTCGCGGCGATTCACGTACTTGGACTTGTGAGCTATTTGGGTTGTGGGAGGCCGTATTATGGAAGACTTATTGCTAGAAAAGTATGGTCCGTTTATGGACCTCCCAGAAATTGCTAGCTTATTAAAAGTAGAGACTAGGTCGGTTTACAGTCAAATAAACCGCGGCAAACTAGATCTCCCGCACATTAAACACGGGAAGAAATACCTGTTCCCTACTCCAGAAGTCGCGGCGTTCTTAGAGTCTAAAATAACTAATTACCCTCTATAGCAGCAAGAACTTGCCCAGGCTTTAGTTGAGTGTAGCGTTTAAGCGTGTCCCAAGACTTATGGCCGGACACCAACGCTACTTGCTCTATCGTTAACTTTTGTTCAAACAAACGACTGCACGCTTCGTGCCGAAGATCGTGAAAGTGCAAATCCCCAAAACCCGCTAGCTGCGCTACATCTGCAAACTTATCTGACACAGCGCCCGCAGTAGCAACCTGGCAGAAGACTCTTCCGCGCTGCTTGCTGCATAACCATAGACCATGAAGCAGGGACCATGTCTCATGGAGCATGGGGATTGTTTCATCGTTGCCTTCTTTCTCTTGCGGATCTTTACGATCACGAATGGTAAGCGTGCGATTCTCAAAGTCCACGTCTTCCCAGGTCTGCCGATGGATCTCAGCAAGACGCATAGCATTGTGAACAGCAATAACAATGAAGTGTGAGATCCAGTGCCCTTTAGCTGCTTCCATAAGCTTTTCGTACTCACCAGAGGCGAGCCTACGTGAACGCTTGCGGCTAGGGCCTACCAACTTCATCTTTGCGAGAGCGTAGCGCGCGTCTCTCACGGGGTTTGTTTCAAAAGGCATGCCCCATGATATGCGAGCAAACTCGACGAGCTCCGCCATATATTGAAGCTGAGTATTAAGCGTGCTTCGTGCAACACCCTTCTTGTCGTCTGTTCCCAACCTACGTTGACGACCATACTCCAACACTTTCTCTACTGTAATCTCATGCAACTTGTAGTGACCAATTTCGCGTTGCGTCAACCGATAAGTAGAAATTTTGGACTCGCAAAAATTGTTAAGGGGATGGACTTCTTTGATGTAGCGATCGATCAGATGACCGAACGTCGTCTTCTTTTCGGATCTCTGTTTGCGTGCCAGCAAAGCGCCGGACTCAATGTCCGCTTCTGTCCGCTTCGCCCACTGACGGGCTTCGGTTTTAGTGTCAAAAGTTCTACTGACCGCTGGATGCCCAGCTTTGCGAACTTCGGCGTAAAACCGCCCGTTCCGATTGCGGATTGATGCCATGTCTTCCTCATGAAGTGCGTCAAAAGTGCGTCATTGCACGAGGAAAACGATAGCAAGATTTTTTATTTTTGTAAAACAGCAACTTACAAGCGCTGTTTTTGATGGAGGCTCGGGTCGGAATCTTACCGTAACTGGTTGTTTTATATAGACTTACTGCTACTTAGTACTGCATGGTACATATTGAATTACTGCATATTACTGCATGCTACTGCATGAACTGCGTCAAAAATTGCGTCATTACCAAGAGATTGCGTCAAGCTTAGTAAGCAGACTTTTTCTTTTTCTTCCCAGGCTTTTGCTTCTTGCCAGGCTTCTCATTAATCATACATTTCTTACCCTTGTGCATAGCGTGCTCCCTACCAGTTAATTGCGTCAAGTTCTGTTTCAGTTGTAGCAGCGTCTATCGCTGCGCGTAAACCGCGCGCTTTGACGTGACAGGCGTTTACATGCGCTCCTAATGCCTGACCAATCTGCTGTAATTCTGTGGCATTGAACGTATGAGAAGTGTTGTCTGCCAGCGTCCAGTCCATAACTATGCCGGTTTCGAGCGCGGCCAACTGAACTGCGCCTTGTATCCTGCGCTGGCTAACTTCGTTGCAATCGAAGGTGTAACCCCCCCACTGAAACTGCCCGAACTCCTGCTGGCCCCTTGATCGTTTTATGCGCTCCCAAGACAAAGACTTAGCTTTATCCATGTCCAGCGCCCACGCTTGGCTTGAGAAATCAAATACGTAAGCCTCAGCAGGTTTTTCTGGGTAGCGGGCAATTTGGTTTGTAGAAACATTTACATAAAATGCATCAAGGTCAACACTTTCCTCAGTCAGCAAGTAGCTATCGCCTGACTCCTCCGCGTCTATCTGCACTGCACTGGCCGAACCAGTTCGGATACAGGTAATTAGTCCTGTTTCGTCATACATAACCGCTGTAGTCATCTCTTACTCGCTAGTGCGCTAACAAAAACTCGGGTTGCAGTGCGCGTCCCAGTGCTAACTTTTGCATGTACTTCCACCTTAAATGTCGTGGCACTGCCAACTTGTGCAACAGCAAACTCCGCGCCAATCGTCATGGTATTGCCAAAATCAGACCTCACCGATTCGCCTGTCTGCTGACCGCTATAGGTATTATTTGTATAAACCCGACGAACCTCTGTAGTTATAGTTTGGTTAGTAGAACCGCTACCAGAAACTTGAACCCCAGCAGTTATTATGACGCCTGACGGTGTGTGGTCAGTGTCTCCGTAATCAATGGTCAGCTCCCCGAGCTTTGTAAAAGAGGCTCCAAGAGTTGTGTTTATTGAGCTATTAAAACCTTCAGGCACTGTAATCGCGTTGCCTGCTATTTTTAGCGTATCTACGGAGGCATTTTTAATGTAAGTGCCGTTAAGCCCATTTGAATCAAGAATAGGATTCGAATCAGCAGCTAAATCTGATTGCGTTGGATAGACCGTCAAAGCTGCAACTTTTGCGGCATTCGCATGCATGATGCCGTTAGTGTCTACAGAAAAGTTACTTACGCGGTTACTGCCACTAACTGTCCAGTTTCGAGGATCAGTAGAACCATTTTTGTTAATCGAGCCTATATTAAATGCGCCACCAAAAATTACAGGCGCATCGAGCGCTGCGGTGGCCTGTATGAAGTCTGCTACAACGCTGCCTGCAACTAAATCAAGTACACGGCCTTTGTTAATCCATGCGGTGTCAATATAAACACCGGCTGGGACGGCTTGTCCTTGGAGCGTTGTAGCAGTAGTTACAACTGCAAAAGGCATATAAGCATTAGGCGGCGCGTTTGTTTGACCGCCGTTATAAGTAGCCGTATCAATAACGGCAAACTTGTCTGCTGCCACAACAAAGGCAGAAGTGGGCGTACCGTCCACATCCTCAGTAGCAAGACCGTAACCAGTAATGTAAGTGTTTCCACTAGCCGAAGTCTGGCTTAACTTTACTGTGTACTGTTGCTCGACCTGGTCAAGGTCAGTCTCGATCTGATTAACCACCTGATTACTGGCTAATCGAGGCGTGCCATTCGAGTTAAATACTTCCGTCTGCAGCGTTTCAACAGATGAAGCGTTAGCAGTACCATTTGGATACACCTCGGCAACAACGCTGTTAACAGCAGTGGCGTTGAGTCTCGGGGAAGACGTATTAGGGTTCCCGTTTCCATCTAAGTTATAGATGGTAGCCTGCACCGTTGTTACGTCCGATGCAATTGCTCCGTCTGCGTTGGCCCGAGTTGTTTGTTCCGTTAGCAGTTGAGCGCTTGTAGCCGCATTACCCGCTATAATCTCGACATCCCCCATACGAGTTTGCAGACTGTCGCCAGTATATTGCGAGTCGAATCCGACAAAAGTGTCTAGCAATGGGACTTTTTCAATAGGCGTTCGTAACGCCTGCACTAGCTGAGTGCTGGTAATCTCGTCAGTTAGTAACGCGAGCAGAAATGTGATGTCAGGCTGTGTTTGAGCAAGCGTGCCAGCGTTAGCGTTATACGGGCCTTCTTCATTAGTTACGTTTACGTGACGCCCCCAGTAGTAGAAGGTCCCACCACCACCACCGATGTAGTCAATATACGCTCTGCCGGGACTAACACCAATCAGTTGTGCAGCACTGAGAACATCAGCAGTGTGCCGCCATACCTCAGTGTAACTGTGTCCGCTGTATTGATACCCAGGGTAGTCCCAAGTCACCGAGATGGTCGAGAAAGCGCCTATTGCGGTAAAATTAGTAGGTGCCGTTGGGAGTTGTACTAAGCCACTGCCGCCACCGCTAAAATCGTTGCCCGGTCTGTTTGGGTCATACGGAGCATTAGCAAGTTCTGAAGCTAAGCCACTATCAATTAGCTCGCGCAGCGTGATTGCTCGGTCACGAATATCACCTTTTCGACCAAGCCGTATCTCTAGCGCTTCCGATAGGCTGGTAAGATACCTCTGCAAAGATGGTGACGCATCTGAAGGCGGCTTAGGAATACCCGGTACTTTTGTCGGGTAGTTAGTCCGCTGCTTACGGCGACCATCGGTCATGCTTGTTTAATCTCGTCCATTGTCTGCGCTAAGCAGAGCTCCCTAACCGGGAAATATGACTCAACCTGCGCCTCCCACTGCCGTGCAGTAACAGCGGGTAATCGCATAATCGGTTCGTGCAAACTTGCGCTGGAAGCGACGCTAGGCGTAGTAGCTGACATAGTGTACGTGCTGCCACTGCTGTGTAAGTAGTAGTCAGCTATAAGAGTATCATCGGCCCAAACTTTTAGGCGCAACACGCCCGTGTAATCTGTGCCAGCGGGCGCGGGGTAACTATCCGCAAACACCCCGACCCAAGCCATACTTGTAGGTTGTGGCATGACTAGCTTTTTTGATTTCCAGCGGAGCTTGTTTGTCGAAGAGGAACCCCGATACTTTCGAACGCGTCTGTTTGCGAGCGAGGTTAGTGCATCAAGTATGTACAACTCTCCGCTTTCATTATCCGGCCAAGCAGCGTAGACGGTGTTTTCAGTGTTAATTGTAGAGATTGCTGCCTCGTTGGCGCGAGGATCAAAGACCCATCCTTTGTGCTCCGAACCTTCGTCGTAAAATGCAACGTAAGTACCTTCGTGCTGAAATGCCTTAATAGTCGTAGGCGCAAAATCTTCATTCCACTGAGCAGGAGAAATAAGTCCTCTAGTGACCACGCGCCCTTCCGTACCAGATATCGCGCACAAGCCATCTGGGCCTGCATACAAAATTAACTCGCCCATATCCACCACTGAGTCTCTGTTGACACAGGCTTGCGCTATATCTATCTGCAATGCACTCATTGCACTTGGATCTACACCAGTAACGAAATAAGGCTTGCCTTTCGTTAAACAAACCACCCCGTTAGCAGTAGTTGCTATCGCTACAATATCTTGTTCTAAAGTAATCCGATAAGAGATAGGCCAAGCATGTGGAAGGTAGGGTTCGCTTAAACAGAGGCGTTTCCCAGTAAACCCTGCAAAAACGCCGTTAGCTACGGGCGTCAGTCCTTGCAACGGCCCATCGGGGTATAATGAGGTGTTGTCATCTGGTGGACCAATCCATGTAGCAGATGGTAGGACCTCTTGCAAAGTCGCCGCGTCTTTCGTATCTGAGTAAGTAGTCTGAGCGTAGGGCACGTCGTCAACAAACTGAAACGTCGTGTTGGTAGAACCAGTGTTTGATCTATATATCCGCTTCCGCGAGAAATTTATAGACCCCGATACGCCGCCATAGTTAGGGATATTGAAAGTTGCAGACTGCTTGCTAGGGCCAATGGTAGCCTCAACTGCAGCAGTCGGAGGACTTGGTGGGCCTTCTTCGCCGTAAGCTGTCACAAACGTGTAGACATACGACACATCTTCAGGAGTAATAGTATCATCTTGAGTGCCGCTTAAAGCCACTGACCCCATACTTTCTCCAGCTGGAACCCCCAAACGCCATGACGACTCAGGAAAGGGTGCTGAACCATCACCCTCGATAACCGTCTGCACACTCATTTTTGGGAAGGCTTCACCTGTCCAATAGATGCGCTCATAGGTATCACCTGGGATTGGGCCTTCAATTACGTTGACGTTAGCCGAGTTAAACTGCAGCCAACGATTAGTAACGCTGTTTTCGTAGTAATAGAATGAAAGAACTGAATTTCCAGAAGAAGTAAACGTGTGTTCTACCGAACCTTCGCTTTTAATAGGCACTAAAGACCCTGACTCAAAGTCAATGTTCTCTGCGATCTGCCCAAACTGCTCAGCCAGTAGATTTGGTGCCACACCGGGCGCGATACCGCTAAACCTGTCTCTTTTAAAGTAGGTCATCTAACCCTCACTGAGTAAGCAAAGTAAATATTACGCCTGCCATACCACTCATTAGTGTTAAGCCAAGGATAAATAGATTTTTATTCATGCCTTTAAGCTGGCTTTCAATATTTTCTAGCCGAGTAAATATAGTCTTAGAGCGCTCTTCACACATTGCTTCATGAGTCATAATGCGATTGATCGCCTCCCAATATTTGTCATCCATTGACATTTTCAAAGCTCCGCGAACACGCCTTGGTATTAGTTCCGCTAATTATATCAGGCAAACTTGATCTCAGCATCCAACTAAAAGCCACGCTGATTGAGCTAATACCTGGGCAAATATGAAAAGCATTCACTTCAGTAGCCTTACTTAATTGTGGCGTCGAGTAGGGTTACCCTTCTGGCCCTAGCTAAATCTGCCATATACGCCGCTTTGCAATGATTCCCCTGCCACCAAAAAATACAATTTATAAGTAGGTGCAGATACCACCAAAAACCATAGGCGTATTCAGATGTTTTTCGTTCTCGATACGCTCTGCCGCTCAGTGATTCATTGGGGTTCTTGCCCATGAAAATTGCAACATTAATTAGCTGTGACGTAGCATCGCCCAGCCTTATTAAGTAATTAATGATTGAATTCACCAGCACGGTTATACCTTCGAAGTCTCTACAGCTTTAGCACCCACCAGAGCCGCCAAAGGTGAAAGGATCGCACTCTTCCTCTACGACCACCTCTTCTTCACAGTCAACAGAACCGCCGCCAAAGGTTAGGCTGCTGTCCTGACAGACCTCTGTAACCTCTACAACCGGCGTCAACGGGCGAAGGTCAAAGCCACCCTCGTTGAACCTCGTGAATGTCCATACAGTATTTTCTTCAACGTAAACTTTAGAGCCTACAGGCAAGTCAATAACAGTTCCGTCAGCCAAATAAATTTCTGAAGCTGTTACGTTTAAAGCCACCAAGACTAACAACAGTGCTAATACCTTCATTTTTTAATGTCCTCTATCCCTGATGCCGTAAGGAACAACTGGTCATTCGGCAAGCAATCTGGCGGCTTCTGCCTCTGCTTCAAGCAAAGCAACTGCTGAGTTCGCGTACTCCAATTGCTCCTCTAGCCTGTCTGCCGCTTCTGCTGCCGTTTCTGGCGTAGACTCTGCCGCTGCTGCTTCTGCTGCTGCTGCTTCTTCTGCCGCAACCCGCACATCACGCTCAACCGCTAAGTGCATATACAAACTAAACAACGCAGCATAAAGCTCTACGTATGTGCTTGATGCTCCGGTTTCTGAGCCAGTCTCGGGGTCTAGGATTGGAAATGCCGTCATCATATTTTCATTAGTAAACTCAGAAGCTACGTGACCAATCCGCTGCCCCAGAGTTTCACCATCGTCTAAGACAACCACCTTTTCCTCTTGGAATTCGATGTGCTTGTATGAGGTATCGTTGTTAATGATTACGGTGTGTGCGCGGATGTAAGAGGTTCCGCTAGCTGTAGTCTCTTTGTAATTAGCCATCCGGCCTCCTATGGTTCTATTTTTACGTAAAAGTTTGAAGTGAATGTGGTGAGGGCGGCATTCCTCTGGGCATCCGTAGAAAAAGCATATCCCCAAGCAACCCCGCTTATCCAAGACGTATACAAAATTGCAGAAGTATTTTGCGAAAACCAGCCGCTAGGAGAAAGGACTACTACGTTTTGCGTAAAGTTGGCGTCTGACGCTACAGTTACGTTGCCCATCGGCCACGTATATGAATAATAAGGGGCTTGAGATGTTCTCGCCGAGGACGTACTCAGCGTACTATCACGAAAGAACGCCCTGATTTGAGTAGAAGTGGATGCCTGCCCCGGAGTAAACGCTGCGACAAACTGATCTACGACCCACGCAACACCATTACTATTAGGTATCCAGCCCCCCTGAGTCGCTACGGCCCCAGAATCAGAAGAAGGGTTGGGCCATCGGCTATAGGTGTGCGATTTAGAGCCTTGCTCAGTAAAGCCCCTCTGATAAGGAACAAACCCACTAGTGATTGATGTTGTAAATGCAAGGGACGCGCCATACCACTCAGACAATGCAGACTGCGCCCCGCTCGCTTTACCAATCAAGCCCCGTATGTCTGAGTCGTTCTGTGTGCATTGCGTATTAGCGCCGCTGCCGCCGCTTGCAACTACGTGTATCTGATTCAAGTCAATCTGCGGGCCGTTAGTAACTGGCATTTTTTAGCCCCCTAACTTCAGCCCTCAGCTCTTTTATAGCTTCTATGAGCAGCGGAACCAATCTTGGGTAGTCAACGGTAACGTAGTCCTCCCCGCTGACGCTGTTACCTTCACCGTCATCATCGATGGGGGCAAGGTGAACAACTTCAGGCATGACCGCTTCTACAGACTGTGCCGATACACCGACCTGCATCTCCTCGCCCTCGTAACCTAAGTCACGAGCCGTATCGTTATGCGTGTAGTAGAATGTCTCAATGGCATCCACCTTGTCTAGTGCTTCGGTGATCTGTCCTTTGACATCCTTGAGGCGCGTGTCTGAGTAGTAGGCGTAGACGTTAGACGTAGCCAGCAGGTTGCCCGTTACTCGCCAGCCTGAAGCGTACGTGTAGCCTTTCTTGGCACCTGTGTGGTAGATGCCAGTCTCACCGTCTGGGTCCATGTAGACCAAAGCTTTGTTCTGGCCGTTTGAGTTCTCACCTTGGAACAACAGACGCCCGCCGTGGGAGTAAGAGCGACAGTAGAAGTCAGTTCCGTTAAAATCCATACGGACGTCTGCGCCGTTGCCGAATCGCAGTTCGATGTTGTCTTGGAACTCTTTGGCAGCAGTAATGTTCTGGGTGCTGTCCGTAGACAGTGGTGAGCTAACGCCGCCTACGCTTGTAGCTGTCGTAGCGTTACCATTCAAGGCTCCAAGGAACGTAGTGGCAGAGAGCGTTCCGGTAGAGGACTGAATCTTCACCGCATTGCACGAAAAAGCATGCGTGTAACCACTAACGTCTGCTCCCCAGAGTACAGGGTAGAATGTCCCATCGGTTCGACCGTCTCTGTATTCCACTCTAGTGGCTGTGGTTGCGTTACCTGATAGTGCTCCAGAGAACGTAGGGCATACCAGCGTGTTGTTACTGGTGTTAAAGTACGCACTAGTGCCACTATCTTTGTATAGGTTCTCATCCCTAGTAGTGCCGTCAGCCGAACAGAGGACAAGCGCCCTGTTACCTGCTGAGTCGGCAGTCACTCTAGCTTTGGTAGCTGTAGCCGCATTACCTGATAGTGCTCCAGAGAACGTCGCAGCGTATATCGTATCGGTGCTCATATCCATTTTTAAGTCAAAAGTAGAGTACACGTTACCATTGCTATTAATCCCGTCATGAGAGCCTAAGATCCTCATGGTGGTGCTGCCATTGTAATCGTTTACGTACGCCTTAGTGGCTGTAGCCGCATTGCCTGTACAAGAGCCTGCGCTTCCTGTGACGTTGCCTGTTACATTGCCTGTAAGTGGGCCTGTAAACAACGTAGCTGATACAGATGACGAAAAGGTTGCGTCACCTGAACTGGCGAGGCTAATAGCGGTTGTAGAACCTGCGGTACTTTTAAAGGAATCTGCCTTTACGGCACCATCAACTACAATATCAGAAGCAAAATCAACCTGCTGAGAACCATTAATAGTCACTGCCGTCGTGTTTGACGGGCCAGTTTCAAATCGCAAAGTATTTGTTTCTGCCGACGCTATTCTGGCAAGGTTTCCATCAGTATTGGCAAACACCATGTTGGGGCCAATCGTTGTAGATTCTGCCGTCACGGTTAGGGCGTCGGCGGCAGTTGTGGATATCCCTACTTGCTCGCTTGAGTTGATCGTAATTGCCGTGCTTGTAGCGTTGTCGTCGATGCCTGTAGAGGTAAATCCCGCAACGGTCACCGAGGAGGCGTTGCTCATATCGATGATGTTCTGCACTTGATTGTGAGAGAATATGTCTGTGCTGTTATTCTTAATTCTTATTGTTTTTCCGCCAACACCACCATCGGTAATCTCAAAGCCAAAGTTAGCGGATGAGCCGTAAAAGCCAGAACCGTAATTTGAGTTAACGCTTTGGATAATTGAATTGTTGCCTGACGAACCACCCGCAACGGTCATCACTGTAGCGCTGGCATTATCATCGATACCTG